CCTTTTTGGGAGAAGAAATGACTTACGAAGTTCAAACTTGGGATGATGCAGATAAAACTGTGTATTATGAAACCGTAAAGGATGCTATTGATTATGAGAATGCTCGTGATATAATTGTAGAGAAGTATCCAAATCGTAAAGTAATTGCTGTGATTAGAAAATGAATTTACTTGAAACACTTGAATACTTTCTCACAGAAACCGCAGCAGATATGGATGGTTTGTCTTGGGAAATCCGTGAGGAAACTAACTTTGAGGACAACAACATAGACCATTTGACTGAATGTTATGATTTCAATAAAGAACTTTATGATAATCTCAAACAAATCAAATCCATTATTGAGAAACTGAAATGACTGAAATTCAAACTGAAATGACTGAAATTCAAAAAGTAAAAGCAGAAATCAAAATGCTTGAGAAGAAACTCTCATTCTTGGAGGAACTGGAAAAAACAAAATCACCAGTAGAAGAAGCATTCAAAAGAGTTTATGGTAGGTATCCTGTGACTGATATTGCCGATACTTGTTGGGATGGTTCAACTTGGACGAATTTTGAGCAGGGTTATAATGCTGCTTATGAAGAGAAAGTATCACAAGAACCAGAAGAAGAACCAGAAGAACTCAAAACTCTTCATCAATTATTTCATGAAACAGTATGGATTGTACCTGATTGTGATGAGTTTTGTGAAATTGTAAAAGAATGGATGTCTCAATACACTCATAATGTGATGACTGGAGAATACTTGAAAGGATATGAAGAATGTCTTACTGTTTTGGGAGAAAATTTGAAATGACGAAACAAGAACTCAAAGAACTTATCACCCCAGAGTTTCTTTCTACACTTCATAGTGCTGTGGAATGTTGTGGTTGGGATGTTGATGCGATGGAGTATAACATAGGACAACCAGTAAAACCTTCTGGGGATAATCTACCGTATCCTTATATATCTTCCTACATTCATAATCCAAAACAATCTAATTGGACTTGTTATATGTTTGGTGGTAGTCCTGGTTGTGGAATTGCTTATACTCCACAAGAAGGACACGTTCCTAATAGGTTTGTGAGGTTTATGATGAAACTTTGTTTTGATTGTACTTGGGTAGAGGAGAAATGAAATACAACAGACCTATGAACTTCTTTGAGAAAATCCAAGTTGGTTGGTGGTGGATTGGAGAAATCTTTGATGAATGGTGCTATACTATGAGAAGTGAAGACGGAGAGTTCTTTAACTATCTTCAAAGTGATTATGTCCGTTATGAACAGGAAATGTATTATGACCACAAATAAAGAAAAAGCAGAAGAACTCCTAAAAGTTATTTGTAAAAGTGAAGCACACAATACTGCTTGGATGCTTCAAGAGGTTCTTCAACACCTTCGTAAGCAACTATCAGGACAAAATCCTGTTGATTTTAAGGATGAACTAAATGTGATGTATGTTCTTGGTTATGATGACTGCTTAAAGGATATTGATGGTATTTGTGATGAATTGGAGTTGCTATGACGAATACCGCATACCAAATCTGGGAAACATTCAAAGCAGAATTGATTGTTGAACCCACCGATGATATGAAACAAGCACTAGCATCTTCTATTCGTGTGATTTCTTCTATCATTCATAGAGATGGAATTATTGACCAAGAACCCTTGTTTATTCATATTGCTGATGAACTGAATGAATATGCTGATGAATTGGAGGCATTATGACTGAAAGAGCACAAAAAGTATGGGATACTTACATCAACGGATATTCAGAAGCACTAATGACCCCTGTGGAGAATTTTTCTACTTATTTGGATAAGGATAGTAGAAAAATTCTTGCTTCTGTTATTCGTGCTATTGTAAGTGATTATGAGACTTGGGAAGATGGAACTTATATGGTAAAATCCAAGGATATTCTTGAGATTGCTGATGAATTGGAGGCACTCTAATGATTTTAAATGAAGAAATCATCAAACTTGCTAACACCTATGGGTTTGATAGACACATAAGTAAAACAACACACGACATTTACTGGGAATGTGATGAAGAAGACCTCTTGAAGTTTGCCCGAGAACTTTATGATGAAGGTTATACTAAAGGTTTCAAAGTGGGGCACGATGCTGGTTGGGAATTAAATGAAGAAGTATCACGCAAAGGATTATGACTTTACTTGATACTCTCAACTATTATCTTGAAGAAGCATCAGGACAAATGGAAGAACTTTCTTGGGAAATCCGTGAGGAAACTAACTATTCTGAACTTTATGATTTTCATAAAGAAAACTATGATAATCTCAAACAAATCAAATCTATTATTGAGGAACTGAAATGAAACTCACAGCATTAGACCTTTATATTCTCACAGACACTCTACTTCATTCTTTAAGTCAGAATAATTATTGGACTGGTTCTGCTACAAAAGAAGCACGGGATGGTGTCCTTAAAAAACTTGAAATCATTATGAATGATATGAGTGTAGAGATTATCACAGACAAAGCAAACTTCACAATTGATGCTGACGCAGGTATTTGAAATGACTGAAATGAAACTCTATAAACTAACCTACGAAACTGAAATCGTTATTCTTGCCGAAGATGAGAAAGAGGCACTCGCAAATGCCCAGTATTATGTGAAAGAAGAAACACCAGAACTTGTGGATTGGACTGGGGTAGATGAAATGAACCAAATTCCAAAGTGGAAAGGTGCTATTCCTTATTCTGCGAAAAGGCAGTATAATGTGAATGAACGAAAATGTGAGGAGTTTGTGGTATGACTAAATGCACCTGTTCTTATCTTCAAATAGGAATGAAGACCTCCGACACCAAAAACCTCAATCCAGATTGCCCATTACACGGAACTGATAGTGTGTGGTATAATAGTCCAGAACAAGTCAAAAAGAGAGATGAAAGGTCGCAACGACTTCGGGAACTTTATGATGCTGCTCGCAAAGCAAGGGAGAATGTAAAATGAAAGTTTATTCACTTTATCACAACGACACTTATGTTGCTTCCTTTCCAAATAAGGAAGATGCTATTTTCTATGGTAAGCAGTTCTATGAGGATGGATGGTCTTGTAATATTGTAGAAGAGTATTTGAGTAAATCTCCACCACTTTATAGCACTCCTTATATTCCACCTGCTTCAAGCACTACTCCTACTATTCATAATGTAGTAAAAGCAGAACCTTATAAAGATGTGAGAGCAAATTGGGAGGAGAAATGACTTACGAAGTTCAAACTTGGGATGATGCAGATAAAACTGTGTATTATGAAACCGTAAAGGATGCTATTGATTATGAGAATGCTCGTGATATAATTGTAGAGAAGTATCCAAATCGTAAAGTAATTGCTGTGATTAGAAAATGACTGAAAGAATAGGATATAAACTCAACCCAAACAAACTCAAAGGAGCACCTCAAAGTATTCTTCCTTATGTTGTTGGTGCTTTTTATTACACAGAAGATTTTGAGTATTTTGATGTAATCAAAAATTATCTTGATATTCCAGAACCACCCAAATCATTAGAAGAAATCCAACAGGAATGTGAGGAGAAGTTTGATGATTTGATTGAGAGAACAAAGAATAGTTTTTATAAGTCAAAGTATATTGCTGAAACTTTGTATGAAACAAAGTTCAATAGAATTATTGAGAACTTTGAGTATGCGAAGGAACACGGACAATTCCCAGTCAGACTTACAGTAGGTAAGTTAGATTGTTCTACTCTTGGTGTGAGCAGTGCTGTAGATTGGACTACAGAGTTTAGAATTGGTAAAGATGAGGTAGGATACTGGGACATCAAACCAAACATCAAAGTGTATCTGAAAAAGAAACCAAATCGTGTTGTGAGATACTTTACTAGGATGCTTCTTGATTTTACTTGGAACGACAAATGACTAAACTATCAGCAGCAGACCTTATGGTAATCCATAATACTCTCTATAAAAGTTTAAATGTCGTGGGAAATAGTATTTGGACACAAGAAACCAGAGAAAGAGTTATGGATAAGGTGTCTATTATTATGGAACAAATGAACGCAGAAGTTGTCTGTGGTGATGTAGAACCTATTGTAGTGAGTGGAGATGTAGGGGGATGACCCACCCATCTTATTGTTGCCAAAAATGCGGAGAGCAGATAGGATATATTGGAAGGTTCTTTCAGTTTATTCGTATTCCATTACATCGGTGTAAGAAATGATACATAAATGGACTACTGGAAATCCTAAAGAAAGTGGATATTATTGTTGTTTATATTATAATATAAGACCCGATGGATATTTCTACAAACACATCTATTGGTGCGAAAAGAGAAAAAACTGGATTTCTTGGAGAAATCCTTTTAGTTCTTGTTTGCATCACTTTCAGGTTGTAAAGTTTGCAGAAGAAACCAGGAGTAATTTTTACCCGTGAATATATGGAGAATGAGAAATGACTAATCCCTTAATTCAAAAATATTATGAGATTTATCCAGAAAAGAAAGAAGAACCAAAGAAAGAAGAATCAAAGAAAGAGGAGTATGAACTTACACTTGAATTTTTTGAGGAACTAAAAAAACTAAATTCAACTAATATTTCAGTCGCATCCAATCTCACAACTCCATCAGTAGCAACATCAAACACAGGTATTACAAAAATCAAATCCTACGACAAATACAGTGGGAATGATGCTTTCTTAGAATTGGCAGAAAAAGTAAAGAATGGAACCGCACAAGTAAAATGTGTATCTTTAGAGGTTGATGCTATTGGATGTTTCAGTTGTGGTAAAAGAATAACCTTTGAGGTTTATGATTATGAACCTTGAAGAACTCCAAAAGTTCTTGGATGATAATAAAATCACACTTGAAGAGTATATGAGAGCAAATATGATTCTGATGAAGAGATGAATTTTATGGTATTTTGAATAGAGGTTATTATGACTAAACTTGAACTTACACAAGAACAAAGAGAATTTCTTGAAAATGAATTCAAGAGCATTCCTCAAGATATTGTAAAAGAAAATCAAACATTCACTACAATAGAGGGTATTGAAAACCAATTGAAAAAAACTGAAGAACAGATTGAATTGGAAAATCCACAGTATCAAGATATTAGTGGTGTTATGACTTTTTATGGGTGTATGAGGAATGGAAAGTATAGTGTAAATAGATTTTTTGTACCTATAACAAAATGACTGATGAAGTAAAAGAACTCCAAAAGTTCTTGGATGATAATAACATCACCTTTGAAGAGTATATGAGAGCAAATATGATTACTGATGAAGAACGGAAATATCTTGATAAGATATGGATGGATGCGATTTATAAGAACTTGGGTGAGAACACTTGAAGAACTGGCACAGGGGATTCTCTGGATGCCTCTTTAGGTGGTATGATAGTCTCATACGCAACCAAACCGATGGACTACGAAACTCACATCGACATCCACCAGTATTTCCCTGATGATAGATTTTATTACAAACTCAAAGTCACAGATGTAATGAATATGGATTACTACTATGAGGGTAGTGCTAAAACTCTTGATGATGTTATGGATTGTATCAAACTTCACCTCAAACAACACCAGAACTGAAATGACTGAACAACCAAAACTCTACGAAATGAGTGTAGAAGAAGTCAAAGAGTATCTAAAAACTCAATCAAAACCACAAAGTTCTTATCAACCAGAAAAGAAAAAGAAACCAGAAGAACCACCTCAATACTTTTACGACATTTCTACAAATCTTTTTGTTGGATGATTGACCTTTCACAACTGACCGAAGAACAACTCAACGAACTTCAACTTCAAATCCAAAAGCATAAGGAACAACAGAAGACAAAGGATGCTCTGGAAAATCTACAAGGTTATAAAGTAACTTTTTATATTAGGTTTGACCCTGAAAAGCATAAGAATCATGATATGCTTACAAATGATGGAGAACTTGACCCGAACATTTTTGCTGATTATCTGTGTGATAATCTTGTTACAGACCTGATTAGGGATTTTGAATTGTATGGTTATGAGGATGTGAATTATCCTACTGTGGAAGTAGCAACAAAACAAGAAATTGAAGAGAAATTTTGAGGAACTGAAATGACTGCCTTCACTTACAAAGGATACGGACGCATCTACACTAATCCAGAGAATATTCAAGATGTAGAACAAATCATTCAAGAACTTGATGAGTTTGAGTGGGGTTATTATACAGGAGGACTTGTAGCATCTTGGGATATGTATCCAAATGTTGAGTATGTTGGTAAGTTTGAACTGAATGAAGAAAAGTTCAAACAAATCTGTAAAGAACGAAACATTCCTGTTTTTGTCTTTAATGCTTATGATAATGATTATCCTCGTGGTTATGTCAAAACTTTGAATAAAGAAGAAATCAAAACACTTTCTTATGGAGAACTGAAATGACTACGCAAATCACCAAAGAACAACTGAATCAACTTTGGAATGCGATTGAATACACACGGGGAACGATTGGAAATGGTTGTGTAATTGAAAGTACGGAAAAACCTGATTGGGTGCTCATTCATAAAGATAGGGCACATCAATCCAGAGAGTTTCTAAATCAAGCAAAAGACCTTGTAAATCAACTCAAAGCACAACTGAAATGACTAACGAAGAAAAACTCAATCTTCTCCTCAAGGTTCTCAAAGAAGTAGCAGAGGTAAAACACTGCTATGAAGGTCTATTTGGAGATGATTATACTCCAAGTGCTGGTAGTTATGATGATGCCTTTGAAGATGGTTGTGCTTATGGTGAGATTACCTTTGCCCGCACTATGTTAGAATGTATTGGTGAAAAGTTTGAGTATCCTTGTATGAAAGAAAATGACTGAACGAGTAAAATTCACACACATCACACGAGTGATTGGACCAAAATCAGGTATTCATTATTTGGATGCTATTGATGAGAATGGACAACACTGGACTGCTGAAATGTCTCACGGTGTAGAACCTTGGATTGTTTATACTTCTAATTGGAAAAAAGACCCACAACAACCTTATGACTAAACATCCTACGAACGATTGGAACTTTCACGATGACGCAGAGGATGCCTTTGTAAAGTGGTTTAATGACTTTTATAGTCCTTATACTTTTCGTAGTGAGTGGTTTTATGGGGACTGTAAAGTAGAAGACGAAAAGACCCGTGAGGACATTATGTATGGTTGGATACACGCATCTTTTGTTGCTGGTTGGGAAGCAGCAAACTATGCTAAACTGGAGGAGGAAGTAGGACTTACTGATAATGAGTGATATAATCTACTACAAAAATGGTGAGGAAACATTTCGTATTTCTCCTTCAACTGTTGGAACCAAATGCCCTGAAACTAAACTTGAAATCAAAATGATTGAACAAAAATTCACACTTGAACTCACACTTGACGAACTTCACATGCTTGATAAGTATGTTGAATATTGTGAAGAAACAAAAGAGTTTTTTGAAAAACTTAAGAATGCTTATCCTAAACCAAAATCACCAATAGAAGAAGCATATAAGGACTGGTGTGGTGAGTATCCATTAGGTTCTCCAAGTGAAGACGCAAGGTGGGGTGCTTTTTTAGCAGGTTATCGAGTAACACAACCAAAAGCAGTTCCAGTTGATGACCCTCCCGAATATGATGAAATTGAACACGATATTAGTGAAAATGTAGAAAATAAAACAATCCGTCAGGTGATAGACCGATGGTGGATGGATACATTCACATCTAAAAATATGTGGTCTGTTAATGAATGTATTGATGACCTTGCTGACCAAATTCAATTTTGGATTTTGAGGAATAAGAAATGACTAACCCAATTGAAGAACTAAAAGAAAAAATTGCTACGATGCAACATAACCTCAAAGTATTGGAGCAACTTGAAGCAAGCACAACAGATGTAGAAAAGGCATACAGGGATGCCTACGGACATTATCCAGAAACAAGTAGTTTTGCTGTAAGTGATTGGGATGTTATAAGTTGGGAAGCATTCCAGAAGGGTTATGAGGCAGCACAACCAAAAGAAGTTTCAGTAGAAGAACAAACAAAACCGATGGAGGAAGTTGTGGATAGGTTGGAGAACAAATGGAATTCTGCAGCAGAGAATTCTGCAGCAGAGAATTCTGCTTATTATATTACTGATGAAGTAGTTGATAGGTTGATAAAACAACAACAAGCACAAAAACTCTACAATAGATTGTATGATGAACCAGAGCATTATGATGAAGTGGAGTGGGATGAGAAGGATAATCCAAAACCTATGAATGAGGTTCTGGATAGGTTGGAGAATAAGTGGAATTCTGCGACAGAGAATTCTGCTTCTTATATTACTGATGAAGTTGTGAATAGAATGTTGAAGAAGTGGGAGGAAAATCCACCAGAGTTCTTGAAGTTTGAGTTGGGGGAAACCCTAGAAACCCGAATTTATAAGTGGTGGACTACTTGCTATAGCAAACACTGGACTATTGATGAGTGTACTGCAGATTTACTGGATATTGTAGAATTATTTCTTCCACGAGAACAATCGGCAGAGGGGTCTCAAAATATCAATACCGAAGTTGCTGTAGAAGCACATAATGAACTTTTGCAGAAAATCAAATCAAAATTGAGGAATAAGAAATGAAACTCCACGAACGACTTACGGAATGGTATTATACTCACGATGCCGTTCAATCTGGTGATGTAATCGCAAATGAGATTGTGAATGTTGTGAAAGAATGGTTGAAAAATTACCATAAAGAAGACAACAACAAATACGATTTTGACTATTTCAGTGGATGGGCAGATTGTATTGATATTTTAGAGAGAGATTTGAGATGAGATACAATCCAGCAGATTGGGATACTTATACTCAAAAACAAAGAAAAGAGTGGCATTACAAACCATATGAAGAACAACGAGAGATTATAAATCAATCATATCTCTCAATTATTACTGATGAGAATGGAAATCTTGATGCTTTGAAAATCCTTGAGATTATTATGGATTTACAAGACCGAGTAGAAGACCTTGAAACAGAATGTGTGAGGAAGGATTATTTCTAATGACCGAACAATACGGGAATCTTCCTGATGGTTTCTTTCTTTCTGAAAAGGGGATTGAAGACTTGAGAAACTCTAAAAAAGAATTGACGACTTATGGTAGAGAGAAACTGAGAGAACTTATTGAAAAGCAGAAGAAAGAGGACACCTGACGAACGTATTAAAGGCAAACTGTAATGTACAAAATTCTTTTACTGGAAGGACCTGATGGTAATAGGTATAAGGGAACTCTCTTACATACAGGCATTTGGTCCGTAGAAAAATTTGCAAATTTGAGATCATCTGTCTGGTGGGACACCGAAAAACAAGGTTATTGGGGGAGTAATATTTCTTACACTGACGAAGAGTTAAAAGAAACATTCGTTATTTTAGCAGAAAGTGAAACCTATATTCATCCGTCCAACTTCATTATTCACGATGGACGATGAAAAACTCTTGGATCTGTAGGACACCTGACGAACTGGCACAAGATCCCTCCACAGGGGCACCAGATGCCCTATAATAGTCTCATACACACAGAACCCTGATGAAACCCTTTGATTACTACTCCAAACCCCAAACTGTTTATCCCAACAAAAAGGATTACATCACCTCTTATGTTTATGATAAGGGTGTAGTTCTTTGGTCTGGTCCTACTTGGGAAAAGGATAAAGCAGAACTAAAAGAAGAATATCCTAATGCTCTCATTCAAGAAATTTTGGATGAGGACGCATACAAGGCACAACGCAAAAAATATACTGATGAAGAGTTTAATCTTCAAGTACAGTTCCAGAATGATTTGTTTGAAGATTATGGTGTGACTGATAATCCTAAAAGGTTCATGTGTTTTGACCTTGCTTGGGAACAGGGACACGCTTATGGTCTTGAAGAAGTGTATAATAAGTTTGATGACTTGGTGGAACTTATTAAGGATTGAGGACACTTGATGAACTGGCACAGGGGATTCTCTGGGTGCCTCTGGATGGTGTATAATACTCCTATACACCCAGAGAATGTGAGTATTCTCATATCACACAAGAACTCATCACCCAAACCGCAGAGGACATTCTATCTTTTTACAAATGACTGAACGCAACTTCAAGAAAGAACTCTCTCACTCTGTTTATTATGATATGGAGGATGGGAATGATACTGAAACCATTTGTTATCCTTCCTTGATTTCTATTATCACAGAGTTGTGTGATAGAATTGAACAACTTGAAAAATCTCAACATACACACTCGGAAATGAACAATGACTGAAAACAAACTGAAAATTGAACAAGAAGTGATTGATGACCTCTATTTTCAAATGAATGTCAATAAACCAAAAAAAAGATCCCAACAATTACTTGAAGAAGGTCTAATCAAAAAGGCATATTTGATGGGGTATTATGAATGTGAATGTAAGAACCAAAAATGAAACACTCACCATACACACTTGGAATAATCACGGGATTTTGTATTGCTGCTCTGTATTTTATGGCACCTGGTATCTTTGAGAGTTTCAAACAACCAGAAGCAAGTTATGAAACAAATAGAAGAGTATCCTTATAAAAAATATACACCAGATGAAGTTGCTGATGAAGTAGAGTGGGATGAGAAAGATAATCCTGCTTCAATTGGATTCAAAATTGCCGATGAAGTTGTGAATAGGTTGGTGAAAAAACACCAAGCACAAAAACTTTTTAATAGATTGGTAGATGAACTTGGTTTCGAGTTTGATACTTGTAATGATATTGTAGATTTGGTGGAAGACTGGATTTTAGAAGAACAAAGTGCTTCTGGTTCGCAGAATGTGAATACTGAATTGCTTGTTGAGGGATTTAATGACGCAATACGCAAAATGAAAGAGATGTTGCGATGACTGAAAATGACTAAAAAGAAAGACACTTGGAAAAAGTGGAACATCTATACCTCAATCCATCTCTTTGAGTATTGTGTGTATAGTTGGAGAAATCATATGTGGAACCATCTTGATGGATATCCAAATGAAGAGAGAATGAGAAACCTATTCTGGTATTATTTGAACTACGGACACGCAAACACTTATTATGACTGAACGAAACCTAAAACAACAACTCCAGTATTCCTACTATGAGGATATGGAGGATGGTAGAACAACTGAAACGATTGATTATGATGCCTTGATTGAAATTATTGATGATTTGTATGATAAAATTGAAACACTTCAAAGGGATAATGAATTCCTGAAATCTTATGCTTGGGAACAATGACTGACGAACAAATCTGCGAAATGGTTAATAGGCACCGATACCTTATGAGGTGTGAGATTAAACACGCACTTGATAAATTTTGTGCTGAAAATGGGAACCAAGACTTCAGCACTGCCAATCGTTCAGAAGCATTCAACGATACAAAATGGATTGAATTTGCTAAATGGTTCAAGGAGATAAGAGATGAATGAAGAACTTTATATTCTTTATCTCAAACTTCGTGGTGGATATTGGAGAGTTAAGGAGGCATTTTCTATTTGGGGATTTTTGATGACCCATAGTTTGGAAAGATTAAATGAAAGATGTCACGGTTTAAATTGTTTTGATGAGTTTTATGCTACAATTAATGGTGGTTGGAAAAAATGACCGAACAATACGGGAATCTTCCTGATGGTTTCTTTCTTTATGAAAGGGAGATTGAAGACTTGAGAAACTCTAAAAAAGAATTGACGACTTATGGTAGAGAGAAACTGAGAGAACTTATTGAAAAGCAGAAGAAAGAGGACACCTGACCAACTGGCACAAGACCCCTCCACAGGGGCACCAGATGCCTTATAATAGTCTCATACACATAACAAATACTCTATTTTTATGAACAAAGAACCACTCCAAGCAAAAGTATCCGACGAAGATTACCAAAAACTTCTTGATTACTTCAAAACTCAACTTGTTCAATCGGTTGTACCCAACAACCCTTTGAGTAAGGTTCAACAAACACGAACCATCTATTCCAAAATCAAAGAGAAAAATGTAGTAGAAGGTCTGGTTTCTTTTGATGGTGAAGAACCTGCTTGGGTTCCGATTGAAACCATCAACGGGATTTATTCCTTTATCAACAAAACCTTTGACAATTTTAACATTTGATAGTATAATCGTCTGGTGCTGTGTCTGTGGACCGAGTGGTGAAGGCAACCGTCTGCAAAACGGTTAATCAACGTGGGTTCAAATCCCACCAGACACTCTTATAAATTATGAGGCACTAAAGGAACTGAAATACAAATGAGTGAAGACCTAATCTTCTATACAAATGGTAAAGAAACGTCCCGTATTCCTTCTCCAACTCTTGAAACTCTTACTCTTGGAACCAAAACACCAGAAACTAAACTTGAAATAGAAAAAACAATGGATAAAGAAGATACTGATAAATAATAGTGCTTATGTGTGTCGCAACCATAGCAGAGATTGGGTGCTTTCGGGCACCTTTTCTTGTATAAATACTATTGCGACACAACATAAAGCAGAACTATGGAACTCAAAGAGTATCACTATGTTTATTATTCCTATGAGGAATATGGTAGAGGATATTTTGGTAGTAGAACTTGTAAATGTTTACCAGAAGATGATGTAAGATATTTTGGTTCTTACAGGGATAAGACATTCAAACCAACTCAAAAGATAATCTTGAAAAGTGATTATGCTACAAGAGAAGAGGCATATGATGATGAGATTACTTTACAAGAATATTATAAAGTAGTTGAAAATCCACATTTTTCTAATAGGGCATATCAAACATCTACAAAATTTTCTTATATAAGACCAACAGAACAAGCAAGAGAAATTGGAAAAAAATCTGGATTAAAAGTAAAAGAACTTGGATTGGGATTTCACGCACTCACAAAAGAACAATTAAGTGAAAATTCTAAAAAAATGGTAGAAAAACATAGAAAAACTGGAACTGGTTTATTTACTTTAACTAATGAACAAAGAAGTAAAGGTGGATTAAAAAATAAAGAACAAGGTTCGGGAATTTTTTCTTTAACGGAAGAAGAAAAACAAAAAATAAGAAGTGAAGCAGGAAAAATAGGAGGGAAAAGGGCAGCAGAACTGAAAGTAGGTGCTCACGGAAGAACAAAAGAACAGATGAGTGAGGATGGTAAAAAAGTATCAAAATCAGTAAGAATACAAGCAGGAAAAACAACAAGTTCTCAAAGATGGATGTGTCTTGAAACAGGACATATTTCTACACCAGGAGGACTTTCAAAATATCAAAAACATAAAGGAATAGATACTTCTAGAAGAATAAGAGTATCATAAAGGACACTTGACGAACTGGAACAAGGTGCCTTTACGGGGCACCTTTTTTGTTGTATAATATGAGAAATCAAAGGAACATTATGGAAGATAGATTTTATCCAGATGAAATGTTTGAAGTTGCTGAACGAAGGGAGAAGAGTAATCGTGTTCTCCAAAGGTATAATGACTACTACAATATGGAGTGTGAATCATTACCAACTGGAGGACCAATTAGTATGATGCATATGCAAGCAATTGCATTACAATCTGCAATTGATGCTCTGCGTTGCGAAAACCTGAATCGTGAGTATAATGAAATCGCAATCTCTGATATTGAGGATTTGATTGAACGATTGTATCAACAGAGTAATGAGTATCTTGAACGAGTGAGGAAACTGAAAAAATGACTTACTCACCAAACCTGTGACACTTGTGAAACTGGCACAAGACCCCACCAATCCCCCTGTGGATGCCCTATAATAGTCTCATATTCAAAAAGAGCAATGACTGCTTCCAATCTTTCTAAAATCAAACCTAAACTTCGCACTCAAGGCTCTGTATCTGGGAACTTTGGTAGGGCAAAAGTTAAAGCAGGTTCTCCTTTGCGTGATATTGGAATGACCGATGCAAAAGTAGTTAAAGTTTGCACACAAGAAGATTATCTGAAGAGACTCTATCTTGCATATGAGACAACTGAAGATGCTAAACTGAAAAAGTTTGTATTTTCTGAAATTAAAAAGATTCTAATCCAACGAGGGGAATGGTGAGTAACACTGTTTACGCATATTCAGAAGTTGAACGTGCTTACAAGATTCTTAAAGAACTTGCAGAACGTGAGAATAAACTTCATATGATGGATATGACCATCAATCTCCAGCATCTTGATGTTATTCAATACGAGATTCTTCCTGCACTGGAAGAAATCGTTTATTTTGACCCAACTCCTTAATTGTCTACATAGGTATAACAATGGACAGTTTTTTCACTGTCCATTTGCACTTGATTACGCACCGAAAGGGTGCTATGATTACGAAGTAAATCACTCAAATGATGTTCGACACATTCAATTTTACTGGTGATGCCACTACCTTTATTGGTTTGGTTGGTGTTATTAGCACTGCTGTTATTGTTATTACTGTTTTCCGTTCTTACTGGTCTAGTCCTTATCGCAAATGAATTATTCAAAATCCATTCAAGAGTACGAAAAAGAACTCAAAGAAGCAAAGAAAAAGTTTGATAAACTCTCAAAGCAATATAAAAAGTGTAGAAGTGTTTATCAAGCAGAGATGATGTACGATGACCTAACAATTCTGAATGAAGATATTTCTGAACTTCAGATGATTGTGAAGGAACTGCGTCAACAAAAGAAACTTGCCGAAATTGATGTTGTCTAATTATGTCTGACCTTTATACTGAAATCTTGGTGTTTAACAAAATGTCTTTTAATCGTGAGCAACTTGTTGAGGATTATATCCAGCAAACGATTGGAGGAATGGATTATAAGACTATGGAACGTTTTGTTTATGATACTTTGAAAGATAATCTAGCAGATTATAATGATGAAGAATTGATTACAGAGGTTACAGACTACTACCCAGAATTGTTGGAGGATGTTGATACTCTGTGACACTTGTGGCACTGGCACACTAAAAGATCACAGCACCTCAAATCCTGCTATAATTACTTCGTAATCAATCAACACCATGTTAGTCCTTGATTCTATTGGTTTCTACGATAAGTTTCAAAATTATAATCTAATCCTAGATTTTTCTGGTCGTTGGGTAGAACATTATAATTATATGATATCTCCTTTTAATGAAAAATGGATAAATAAAACCTATCAAGATGAGATAAGGCAAAATCGGTTTTACGATGTTTGATTGTGCCTTGTGCCACTGATTCTTCTGGCACATAACACTTTACAGACCCCAGAACCTGTGCTATGATGTATTCATCAAGTCAAGGAGGTTTCAAGATGATTGACACTTGTGTTCTTCACGATGATTACGAGGACTTTGCTAAAAAGTTTCTCGGTGTTGATTATGAGGACTTTATTGGTCTTCAACTTGGTCTTCCCGATGAAGATGAAATTGAAATTGAATACTCTTTAAGTATTTGATTTCATTTGGAACGGGTTTGCCAATGGGTTGGAAATATCTAACCAATAAAGTTACCCATTTTTCGTTCCCTTGACTTTTCATTAAATGTCTGCTAAACTGATTGCTCTTGCTTCCGAAATCGTTGATACCAACCCTGCTGCTGCTCAACTGATTGTTAGTCTGACTAAAGCAGAAACTGGTGCTGAACTCATCGAAGCACTTGATAACTATGATTCCACCGTGCTTGAGAACTATTCTGAACCTGTGGATTCTGAAGATGAAGATGAAGGTGAAGTGACTCTCACCGATGCAGATGGTATTGTAACTTCTGTTTGATTTTTGATTCTTTAATTTCTTAACCAACTAATTTTATTATGGCACGTCGCAACAAGTCTGCATCTCGTCAAATGGTTGAAAATCTTCAAGAACAACTTGTTGAGTATTTTCAAGAAAACATCTTTGATGATTGTGATTACGAAGATTTGACTGGTTCTGACCTTCTTGAAGCACTGGTTGGCACTTTCCGTGAACTGGAAAGTGAAATCCAAAAGAAAATGAACCCGATTCAGTATGTGCTAAATAAAATTGACCCAGAGGATTCTGAATCTCAAGTCCTTAACGGTTAATTCTTACGGGCATCAAAGGTCCAAACTTTGAATAAGACCCACACCCTCTATGCCTCTTAACAATGCACAAACCAGAGGGTCTCTTGGGCATATGGTGAAGTGGATTATCACACGGCTCTTCTAAAGCCTTATCCCTGGTTCGAATCCAGGTATGCCTGTTTAATATAAATAATAGTGCCTGAGTTGGGTGCAATCTTCACAGGTAAGATAGTGGGGGCAGAAATGTCCCCTCTTCTAATATAAATACTATTGCACCCAACAAAGAGCAGTTATGAAAGGTACTATTTATTGTATCCACTGTATTTCCACTGGAGAGAAATATATTGGACAAACCAGAAGAAGTATACAAGATAGACTAAGATATCACAAATACGCATCTGCAAAAAGTTCCAGAGCAAAATTATACATACAAGCAAATAAAACTGGATGGGATGATTTCATAATTGGGATTGTTGAGCAGTGTGAGGTCAATCAATTAAATGGAAAAGAATGTTTTTATATTGAAACATTTAATACTTTAGAAAAAGGACTGAATAGTTCTCCAGGTGGAGGAAAATTCCCAGTTATGAAAGGAAAATTGCACCCTTTGTTTGGAAAAGGACATAAAAAGGAAACAAAATTAAAAATAAGCAAAAATCATCACAATGTCTTAGGAAAAAACAATCCAAGGTCAAATTATTATGAAGTTGAATTTTTAAATGGAAAAAAAGAAACTGTTCATTGTTTGACGGAGTGGGGAAGAAACAATGGATACAAAAAACAAAATTTATTTAATTTAGCTTGCAATCTCCAGAAATCACCTCACAAAGATATTTTAAAAATTACTAAAATTCAAAATGAAAGTTAAAGTAGCATCAGATTTGCACCTTGAATTTTTAAACTCTTTTGAAGAAATTCCAAACTTAGGAACTGCTGATATATTAGTGCTGGCAGGAGATATATTTCCAGCAAAGTATTTAAAAACAAATGGAAAATTAAAAGACATTTATCTTCGTTTTGTGGATAAATGTTCAAAAGATTTTTCACATATATTATATGTTCTTGGGAATCATTGCTATTATGGATACAATTACGAAGGAAGTAAGAGGAAAATAAAAGAGCATCTTCCTCATAATTTCCAAATCCTTGACAATGACACAGTTAAGATTGGAGACTGGAACTTTATAGGTTTCACTCTCTGGACTGACTTTAGAAATGAAAATGCTCTAGAGATGATGGAAGCAGCACAAGTGATGAATGACTACAAAGTTATTCGTATTACTCCAAAGTATCGGAAACTGAATCCAACTGACACTCTTAATTTTCATAAGGATAGTAAGAAGTATCTGTTGAATCAACTACAAACACTCAATGACAATGTATTTGTCATCAGTCATCATGCACCGAGTTATCAATCGGTTCCACAGCAATTCAAGAAACACGCAAATGGTGCCTATTGTAGTAATCTGGATGATTTGATTGTTAATCATCCACAAATTAAATACTGGGCACACGGACACACTCACACTGCTTTTAATTATATGATTGAAGGTTGCCGAGTGATTTGTAATCCTGGTGGGTATCCTGGACAAGGAACTGGATTTAATCCAGATTTACTTTTTGACATCTAGATATAAGGAAGGTAGAATCTTCCCACACATTAAACTCGCAAAAGGTCGATGGACTACTTAAAAATTGAACCAAATCAAACTATTCTTGTTCTAAACGCATCCTATGAACCAATTAACTTTACTAATTGGAAAAGAGCAATCGTGCTGCTTATGAAGAACAAAGCACAAGCACTTGGTAAGAGAGTCATTCGACTGGTCAATTACATTAAGTTGCCCTACGAGAAACTAATGCAAAATAGACCATCACGAGCAATGATTTATAAACGTGATGGTCATAAGTGTCAGTATTGTGGTTCGACTAAAGAACTAACTATTGACCACATCATCCCACGTTCTCGTGGTGGTGAAGATACTTGGGAAAATCTTACTGTTGCTTGTATGCCTTGCAACTCTAAAAAAAGTGATAAACTTCTTGAAGAAACTAATTTGTCTCTTCGCACTATTCCAAAAAAACCACTGAATAAGATGCTATTTGCTCTCGATAGAGCAAATGACCCAGAGTGGAATGAATACTCTTATGCCTAAACTCAATAATGAGTTTTATACTGTAGAATATGAGTTTATGGGGAAGAGAAAGTTTGCTTGTTATTTTCAACTTGAATCCGCACAGGAAGCAATGATGAAAATGATTAAGAAAGGAATGGTTGTTAATGGATTAGAAACCAAGACTCTCAAAAAATAGTCAGTGTGCCACTTGTAGCACTGTCCCTAACACCTCTCCAAACCCCCTGGAGGGGTGTTATACTATGGAGACAAGCAAAGGGGAGGGATGACTCCAAATTGGCAGCACAACTCAGGAAAAAATAAGAATACTAAAGGTTCTTGTAAGGGGAAACTCAAAGCAAGAAAACAAGCATTGCAGCACATCAAACGCAAACTCAAAGTAATCTGATGACTTATCAAAATCTTCTGGAGATTCTTCAGACTCTCACTCTGGAGCAGTTGAAGATGGATGTGTCAATTTATGACATTAGTTATGATGAGTTTTGTCCAATGCACAAATTTCATTTTGCAGATAACACTGTAGATGTGCTTGACCCTGACCACCCTTACCTTTCTTTCTGATTATGAACTCTAAAACTATTACTTACATCTTTCTTGCTTTTATTGCTGTTCTTGGATGGAACTCATTTGCAATTCAACGTGATGAGAAAATGTTTGATGCTTATGATAAAGCAGTAGTAATTAAAAAATTGTAATTTGAAGTGAGTATAAATTAAAGAAATTATTTAATTTATAGATGCCACTTCATTACAAACCCAAAGTTGATGATTATGTCAGGTGGAAAAATCTAGAGGGATGGATTTATTTCAAAGATGATGCGTATGTTTCTATTGAGATTGCAGTAAAAGATAAAGTCTGCAATAAAGGTTCATTTCATAAGAAAGACCATCTTCTTGTATTGTGTTATTATGAACAATGGAATAATCTTGAGTATGTAAAGACAAGGCAATCGAAATATGAGGGGTAAGATTGATACCGATGTGCCACCTGTAGCACTGGCACAGTAAATGAGCACAGACCCCCCTGATGCCCTACAATACAGGGACACAAGCAAAGGAGACCACTTGGCAGACCTCGATACTATCTTTAACTACACCACCTCTCGTTGGGATTGGCATGAAGGTAATGTCAATCAAATGTGGATTCAAGAGATTGAAGAATCTCCTGATTTTTATCGTTATATTGCGGTTGCTTACAATCCTCGTAAGAATGTGAGCACAGTAGTATCTGAACCTCGTTGCTATGCTGACACCTTGAAATGGGTTCGTATGTATTGTGGTAATTTCTGTATTCTTCCTGAGTATTGCTATTGATTATGCTTTACAACATTACAGTTAAGTTTAAGGATGGAACTGTCGAGACGTTTCAACGCAGAAGCAACATCAAACCCATCAACAGTGTAAAACTCACCGATAAGATTGCTAACGAAATCTTTCCACGAGAGTGGAAAGAAATCTCTTCCAAACCTGTTTATTGATTATGTCTTTCACCACTATCACTCTTGAAAAGTTTCACGAACTCCTGGCAGATGCTTATGCTGTCTGCGTGAATGACACTCTATACTTTGTGGGGTATGATACGGACGACAATCCTTACATTTCCGACAATGATGGGGATGATTATGTTGACCTCTCCACTGTAGATGGTGACATTGAAGTTCACAAAAACTATGTGTTCTTTTATGTGAACGGTGAAGCAATGCAAATGGTCTTTCTCAACATCAAAAAACTTTCTTGATTATGTCTTTCACCTTTCCTCGTCTGTCTGCTGGTATCTACGAAGTTCAGAAGGATTCTAACACTGTTGGATTCATTCGTAAAGCATCTGCTGCTAAGTGGATTATTGTTGATGTTGTAGACACTCCTCAACAAGTCACAAAGACTCTCAAAGAAGCAAAGGATGCTTGTGTCAATCTAATCATCTTTGATGTGGTTGACAAGACCCCTGAACCTGAGTATAATGACTCTGTAGGGGTTGATAAGGTGAATACTGAACTTAATAAGGTTCTTGAGGGTTCTTTGCACTGCTATAAGCAGATTCCTGGAACTGATGAGTTTAAGGAAGTTTCTCCTGTTGAGTTTGGGTTTGCTGAACCTACTCTTGAACCAATTTTGTTCTGATGTTTAAGTTTATTTTACATAAATTGTTTAATCAAAGAAAAATGCACGATTCTACTCTTGACCTGTTTTGTAATCACGAGTCTGCTGAGTATGCAGATGAGTATGCAATGGAGATTGAACGTAAAGCAGCAGAACTAGAAGTGACTGTTGATTATTATATGGCCGAGTTTATGTGACCTCTGTGCCACTTGTGGAACCGTCCAGCACTCTTCCCGAACGCACGGGAGGGGTGCTATAATGTATGAATACAAACGTTACTTGACTTATTGATGCTGACTCTTCTTCCTTATCAACAACGTGCTCTGAAAGCAGTTCAGAACTCCATTAAAGGTTCTGTGTATATTCCTACTGGTGGTGGGAAAACTGTTGTGATGATGGAAGATGCTCGTCAGAGGATTCTTAACGCACTGGAACCAATGACATTTGTTGTTGTTGCTCCTCGTATTCTGCTTGCAAATCAACTTTGTTCTGAGTTTGAAGCATATCTCAAGGACCAGAATGTTGCTTATATGCACGTTCACAGTGGTGAAACTCATCATCAATCCTCTACACGTCCAGCAGACATTGCAGAATACAATGACACTGCAATCGGAAGTGGCAAGCATCAGTTTATCTTCACCACTTACAATTCGATTGGTCGGGTGAATGAGTCTGATATTGAAATTGATGTTGTGTATTTTGATGAAGCACATCATTGCGTGAAACCATCTAACTTTGTGGGTATTGCTCATACTTCATCAGTTGCAGATAATGCTTATTTCTTCACTGCAACTCCGAAGTTCAATAACAGTATGGAGTCTATGAATAATACTGATGTTTATGGCAACAACATCATCAGTATTCCTGCACAAGAACTGATTGATGCTGGTAGTATTATTCCTCCCAAAGTTGTGCCTTATGAAGCACAAACCATTCGCACTAAAGAAAATGCTGCATTTGTAGATGCAGAGAACATTGTAGGTATCCTGTCAGAGATTTCTGATTGTGATGCACCTAAAGTTCTTGTTGCTGCTCCTAGCACCAAAGTAATCTGGGCAATGTTTACTGAGAGTGATTTGCTTCAACAACTCAATGATATGGGTTATACGATTATGCATATCACTTCTAAGCACGGTGCTTATATTGACAAACAGAAAGTGTCTCGTGAAGTCTTCTTTGAGAAGATGAATGAGTTTGGTGCAGACCCAGAAAAGAAGTTCATTGTGTTTCACTACAGCATCTTGTCTGAGGGTATGAACGTGCAGGGATTGACTGATTGCATTATGCTTCGCAATCTTCCATTGATTGAAATGGCACAGACTGTTGGACGGGTTATCCGTATGCACGGTGATGACCGTAAAGCAATCGCAGATGGTAAGATGAAAGCAGGAGAGTTTGCTTTCTACAAGAAACCATTTGGCACTATCACGATTCCTGTTAATAACAACTATGGTGATAAGATTGCAAAGCAACTTCAAAATGTTGTGGATACTATCTTTGTGAAAGGTGAAGTTCTTGGTGTATAAATTATATTATGTGTCCCACATAGAATTATGCCATTTACAAAGAAATTTCCACAGTCAGGAGAAACAACCCATATTCGGGTTCCGAAATGTTATGCTGAACTCATTGAAGAACTGATGGTAACGTTAGATGAACGATTTGATGTAGATAAGGGCAAACATCTACTGAAGAAGTTCATACACAACTTAACGTGAGTCCAATGATATCCTGTGCCACCTGTAGCACTGGCACAGTAAATGAGCACATACCCCTAAATGTGTTATAGTAGTTCTATGGTTGAGGAAGACCTTCAATGACTTACACCCCACATCTTTCTAAGATTCCTTATTTGATGATTCCAGAAAACAGAGTGAATCTTGCATTCAACTGGTATCAACGAGATAGGAGTCATCCACAAAACTTTCCTGCTTATTCTTATTGGATTCAACAATGCACAAATGATGGGAGTGATTACTGATGGAAATGCTTGATACTGTTCTGACTATTGAGGAAGTTTTGACTGATAAACAATTGCTTGCTCTGCAAGACATTCTTTGCCATTACAAAGAGTTTCAGGAAGAACTTTACAACTATCCTGAACCTGATACTCTCTTCACTAAGACTCAACAAGAACTGTTTGACATCTTTAACATCAAATGACTTCTATTTCTTTTACCTCTGGTGAGTTGTTGGATATTATGTCCGTACTTGAAGAGAAAGAAAATGCTCTTCAACTTGCAGAGAATTATCAACTCTCTGCTTATTATATGCACCTTGGGGGTCAATTCCAACGGATTTATGATAAACTGCAGGAGTTTGTTCCTGAGAACCGAGTTGCCAATCTTGTCCTTGCTGTGAATTGATGACTATGGAAACACACAGTCTGATTATTCTTTCTACTGCACACCTACATCCATTGGAAGCAGCAAAGATTGATGAATTTTCTTATGTTGGAAACAAAGAATGTGCTCTTGTTTCCACTGTTTCAGAGATGAGGGATTTCTATTATCAGGGTGGATTGGTTTGCTTGTGCGACCTGTTGAAATTGGTGCAAGAAAAATATAATGCAAAATATGTTCTCTTTGACCCTGATGCAGATACTACTGATGAGTTCAGGTATTATCAATGGTGATGTGCCAGTTGTAGCACTGGCACACTAAAAGAGCACAGAGGCACCAGATGCCTTATAATACTCTCATACGAAACAAACCGATGACCCTGACCGAAGCAAACAAGATATGGTCCGACTGTTACAACAGCGGCGACCTCTCACTGTGGAACAACTATACTAACGCCCAGCGTGAGCAGGCAATCGCCACCCGAGACGCCCACTTCAACGGTCGCCAGTGGGGCATCTGGAACATCAACGATTGGGACTGATTGCCCTACCTGGTGGTCTGACTGGTAAGTGATGGCACTCTGAAAACTGGCACAGGGCATCCTTCGGAGTGCCCTTTGATGCCTTATAATACTCTCATACACAAAGGAACTTCAAATGCTTGATGCCTTTACTGATTATCCTATTGAAAAACTTGATGATATTGAATTTGAAAAAGCACCCATTCGTAAATGCACCATTCTAACTTGGGACAGAAATAAGTATTGTGATGTCCTTGTATATTTTGTAGATGAGGATGGTGATTTGCGAGGACACATTACTAACTTCAAGCAGTGGTATTTGTATAAGAATGAAGCACGACTTGATGATGGTATTCAATTTACTGATGATGAACTGAAAACTCTTCCTTGGACTTGCCGATGACTGCTATTGAAATTGATGAAATGATGAACCGAATGGAATCATTTGGTGGTTCATTTGTTGTTGCACTTGCTTATGCAATGCGAAAAGCAGACCCATCAAATAAAACTAGACTGATTCTTGCCTTTCCTGAGTATGTGAAAGAGTATGGACCAGAAAGTCAGTTTCCTGCGTATGAATGATGAAACCTAAGTTCCGTGCCGTATTAGAAATGGCAATAGAAGAAGGTGTAAGGTTTGGATACAATCGTGCTTTTAAGCATAATTCAGAACCACACATTGATTCTATATCTGATAGTATAGTTACAGAAATCTTTAATTCACTTGACACTTGGTTTGATGACATCAACGACACTGAAAACTAAAATGAATCCTGAAATTAAACAGAAATGGGTTGATGCTCTGCTTTCTGGCAAATACGAACAAGGCAGTGGGAAACTCCGTGGTGCAAATGGTTATTGTTGCCTTGGTGTTCTGTGTGACCTTTATTCACAAGAACACGATACTCAATGGGAGTTTAGGAGTCATGATGAAAATAGTGATGAAACTAATCCTGAACCAATGGACTATTGGTATTTCGATGGTGAGGGTGAGTTTCTGCCTAAATCTGTGATGAATTGGGCAGGATTTTCTCTTCATAGTCCTCAAGTTCGAGTTGATGTTACTGAGGATGATGATAAAGATGATTGGTCCTATAAGGAGTATATTGCCAATCTGAACGATACGGGTTATACTTTTGAAGCACTTTCTAAACTAATCGAAGAACAATTTTAATGGAAGAAGAAAACACTCTGACACAAGGACGTATTCCTACTCACAAAAGTGTAAACGTTGCACTTTTCTTTAATGATGAGATGGATGATGGTGAAGTGAGAGACTTTATTGAACGTATGACTGAAAAGTATCATCATCCTGATGATATTGTGAAAGATTATGAATACTGGTATGATGAGTGAGTCTAGTGTGAGACTGTGACAGTTGGGGGACTGTCCACCAAACCCCCCATTTCCCCCTCTGGGGTGCTATCATTACAAAGTAATCGAGGTTAAGAGACCCAATGCCTGCAACTGAAATGCAACTTAAAGAATCCACTGTTGATTTCATTAAGGATTTGGTTGAGCAATCCTATTATGATGAAGATATGTATATTTTCATCGGTGAGCATGGTGAAGATACATTTGTTCAGTATTACGAAGAGTATGTTCAGTTTGGTGAATCTTATAACTATCGTGCTGTAGATACTTTCATTGAAGAGTTTGGTATTGATAATCTCTCTTCCTTTGAAGATGCTTACCGTGGTGAATGGGAGTCTAAAGCAGATTATGCGGAAAACTTTGTAACTGATTGTTATTCTGTTGATTTCCCTGCTTTTATTGAGATTGACTGGGAAAATACCTTTGACAATCTTGATTCTGTTTATGTCAATGGTTTTGTTTTTGATACCAAATTCTGAATATGAAACTTCAATCTAACGATGGAAACATGGTGGTAGATTTCTACCCCATCAAAACACCTTTTGGTGATGTATCTCAAGAGTGGTTCTTGAAGACTCTCACTTTTATGGGTCAAAGTCAATCCAAGAAGTTTCTCAATCGCATTGAGATGAATCTTGAGATTGAAGAATATCTCAATCACACTATTCCGTATGAAGTTGTAGACTTCAATACGATTCCACAACTTGCTAATCCTTTTATTGGTGTCTGACAATGCTTCTGAAACTAACTGACATTGAGTTTGATTTTGATGATGGAGAAGAAATCTCTGGGGAACTTCCTTATGATGAACAGGTTGCAGTCACTAAATCCGTGATTGGTGAAGTCTTTGAGGTTGAGACTGAAGATGAACTTGCTGATGCAGTTTCTGACAGAACTGGTTGGTGTGTGAAATATCTTGATTATGTTGAAATCTCTGAATCTCACTGAGTCCAATGATGCCCTGTGCCACTTCTTCTAGTGGCACACTAAAAGAGCACAGACCCCTAAATGTGGTATTCTTAAAGGGTGGAAGGGGTCACACCCACCCACAAACGTCCAACTAACTCAAACTAAAATGACTGTTGATTTCTCTCGTGATGTGATGGTTGCTATGCTCTGCCAGGGTGATACTGGCAACGACATTCTGGATATTCTGAATGTTCTTGTTCCCTATCAAACTGAACTCACTCGTGAGCAAGTTTGTGAAGACCTGGGCATTGCTGATTGTCCTGAGAATGATGATGAGATTGCCCGTGCTATGGTTGCTGCCTGAGTTTAATTTGGGGGAGATTCAATTCTCCCTCTGTGGATTTAATTCATTTACTCTTTGATTCCAATGTTTGTTATCTGTCCCGCATCTTTTGATTTGATTGATGCTGAGTGGTTTGACAATGTATATGAAGCAAAAGATGAAGCACTTGATTGGAGTGTTGAACTCTCTGGTGAGAATGTGATTGTTTATCGGGCAGTTGAGGAAGATGATGGTGCTTATGAGTTTGATAAACTCTATGCCATCTCTGCCTGATGAGAACTAAAACACTCACATTTAGACCACCAAATAAGATGCGAACTATAATTCTTATCTTTGCAGTTGCATTTATTTTCTCTCCGAGTGTGAGGAATGTAACTGCAAACACACTTTACACTGTTGCTGATATTATCAGCACAAATCGGTGAGTCCAGTGTTGAGATGTGCCACTTGTTCTAGTGGCACACGAAATGGGCACAGACCCCCAAATATGCTAATCTTAAAGGGTGGAGGGAGCAGGTCGCACTGTCCCACCCGAGTCTCAATCTTCATTCTTTTAACATGGACCGTTCACAAGTCATCTCCAAGATTCAGTCTATCCTGAAACTTCAGGAAGGAACTTCTTTTGATGGTGAAGCAGATGCTGCTGCCAAGATGATTGATAAACTGTGTAAGCAGTATGGTGTTACAATCACCGAAGCAACTGAAACTCAAGTTTATGATGAATCTTTCATCAATTTCAAACGTGTGAATGTTGCACTTACAACTCTTCTGAATGCGATTGCATCTTTCTATGATGCAAAGGCATATATGAAGAATGGTGATGTTAAGTCTCTGCAAATCATTGGTAGTGAAGCACAACAAATCCAAGTGCGTCTCTATTATGATTACCTGAATCAAGTGATGGAGAAAGAAGCAGAAGTTGCATATCAAGCAGAGAAGATTATGTCTGCTCTAACTGGTGCAACTGTTTCTCGTAGTTTCAAACTTAATTTCCGCAAGGCATTTGCAGATAATGTTGCTCTGCGTTTGCGTGAAATGAAGAAAGCAGAGAACCGAGTTCACGATGATGCAAAAGCAGTGAGTGATAAACTCTCTACGATGCGATTCGGACGTGCAAAGAAGATGAATGGTGCTAATGGTGCTGGTGCTTATGCTGGTTCTAACGTTGGTGCTGGTGTATCTCTGAACCGTCAAGCAACTGGTTCTGTGACCAAACAACTGTGTGGAGTGTGAGTTAATCTCGCCTCTACTTCACTTTTCCCTTTATTCCTAATACGATGAACGCACAACTGACAATTGATGAGTGTAAACTGATGTGGGTTGTTGGTGCATTGCAACGACTTGCAACTTTGGGTATGATTGGTCCTGATATTCCTCTGAAACTTTCTGGTAGTGCAGTAGATGATTATCTTTATATTGATGAGCATCGGGAAATTCTGTTTGAATCTGATTTTGAGATTGCAAGTATTTTCACTGCTATTGTCAATAGTGAATGTGACCCAAAAGTTCAAAATCCTGATGATACCAAACCTCTGATTGAACTTCTTCTGCAATATAAGAACAATCGCACCGAGATTGTGAAGTATGCACTCTCGCAACAAGTTATTTGAAAATGACAATGGATAAAGATTTAATGCAAATCACACTGAGTAAGGAAAATTATAAGGTTCTACATAAACTCATCTGCGACCAAATGGTTTATATTCTTTCTCCGTTTGACAATGATGATTATGAACCAACGCAAGAACATCTAAAGATTCTCGACGCAGTTACAAAGTTCAGTTCTTATCAAGTTACTTACAATGTTTGACCTTCTGAAGTTTAACCCCCATCATATTCCTGAGTGTATTCAAGCACGACATAAGTTTTCCAACGGTTGGGAGATTAGTGTAGTTGCTGGTCCACCGAATTGTGGTCTCTATGGCAACATCAATGAGAACAATTATGAAGTTGCAATTTTCCGTCCCAATGGAAATATGACTGAAGATGTAAATGGTTGGAATACTAAAGAAGAAGTATCTGCGATGATGTGGGTGCTGTCTCAACTCTAGTCTCTTATACCGTGTGCCACTTGTTCTAGTGGCACAGTAAATGAGCACAGACCCCTGGATGTGGTATATTAAAGAGGTGGAGGGGTCTGGTCCCACCCGAGTCCCATTCTTCATTCTTTATGCAAACTCTCGAACAACAACTTAAATCTGATTGGAATGAAACAATTTCCAATCTGACTCCTGAAGAGAAGGAAATGCTGAAGAACTCTACTCCTCAAGATTGGATTAAAGCAATTTCTGATCTTGTAAAAAGTCCTGAGTTTTGGGCAAGTATTGCTGTTGCATTTGCTGAAGGAATTATTCGGGGGATTGATTCTTATGCAAATGAACAGTTCTGAGTCCAGCATACCCATCAGGGATGCTGATAGGTAGAAGAACCGTTACCACCTTGACAAACACCCAGATCCGTGCTATGATGAACGAAGTTCAGACTCAAGAAATGACTGCTGCTCAACGGATGGAAAAGCAATTCTTCATTCAAATGATTCAACTTGTGAATGAAGTGCAAGGTAAGCAGAAACTTCCTTCTCAAGTTAATTCTTCTCGTAAGTCTGCTTGGTGTAAGAAAGTTTCTAATCCCAAGCAAAAGAAAGATGCACTTGCTCGCATCTAGTTCTTAATTCTTTCATCTGTCCCACACAAACAACAAACAATGCTGATCAAAACTGTTTTCGATGTTCAAACCAAGCAAGCAGGTTATGCTATTTGTGATCCTGCCACTGAACGTTGTGGTTTTGTGACTTATAGCATCATCAATGCTATTAAAGCAGGGCAATGTAAAACCTTCGCACAAGTTCAACAACTCATCAATGCCTGAAATGAATCAAATGTATGAAGTTACTTATCAGGTGCCTTACAACGATTGTGAATGGAGAAGTCAATACTTTAATACTCTACAAGAAGCACAATCAATGGTAGAGTTTTATAGGTCTTGTGGATCTCCTGCTAAACTGATTGAACGTAAAGTAAGTAACTGAAATGACTCAAACTCTCACTGAAACCATCTACTCTGATGCTCTGTTATTTCTGACTCGATACTTCAATCAGTTTGATGAATGTCAGTTGCAAGAACACGATGATTTGACTATTCAAGATATTGTTGATGTTCTTGGTTATGCAAGTTTCGAGGAGCATTATCATTCTGATGTAGCATATATTTCTGATATTCAGACACTCAATAAACTTCGTAATGAAATTCGCAATCGGTTCTATCAATGACTGAACTCATCAATCGAACTCATATGCTTATCGAGGCACTTGAGTATTATATTCAAGACCTCAAAAAGAATAATTGCACTGAAGCATCTATTCATGATATTCAGACACTCAATAAACTTCGTAATGAAATTCGCAATCGGTTCTATCAATGACTGAACTCATCTTTCGATTCACACCTGAAGAACTTGAAGTGTTACAAGCATTGATTGAATTTCATTCTGGTTGTGAGATTCCCGAATGGTTAAGTGAAGATGCTTATGATTCTTTATTCGATAAAGTAATGAGTAATTAGAATGGAAAAATCCAATCGAACTCATATGCTTATCGAGGCACTTGAGTATTATATTCAAGACCTCAAAAAGAATAATTGCACTGAAGCATCTATTCAAGCATACACAACTCTTCTCAAAGAGATTGATGTTGACAACTACTCAGTCATTGATTAAAACAAAGATGAAACGTAAAGAAAAACTTGAACTACTATCTAAAGCACAAGATGGTAATGAACTTCTTCTAATCGCACAAGCAATTATTAACTCTCAAACCAAATGATTATTCTTCAAAAAGAAAACTACGGTTGTGTTTATACAATTGATCCTGATACTCAAGAACTCTTCTATGCCCCCATTCATACAAACAACACTGTAAATCTTTCTGAGTTTGCACCTGTTGATCTATCAAGTGTAGATGATGAATATGATGTAATTACGATTCAAAAAGAACTGATTAACCTAAACACTAACACTTAATCATAAGATGAAATAATCATTTATAACGATAAAATGTTTTAATTGATAATTAAATTAAATGTATTAAAAAACATATGTTAGTGTTTTGTGTTGATATAATGATAGTGTTATAATAGTCTTTATATCCTCTTTAGACACTTATAAATGCCTCTAGGTCTTGTTGTCTAGGCCCGCATTATACCATAAGACCCAAAAAAAGTCAAGGGCATTACAGACACTCCTAGGGGTGGCACAAGACATATAGACAATGAAACTCCTGAGACTCACACATCTTATGAGTCTTGGGAGTATTTTGCTAGTTACTCGTAAGACTCATAGGTCTCAAACCACTGCAGTAACTGGCACATCGTATCGTGAGTCTCACTGATTCTGCGATAGACTTATAGGGTCGGGAGGGGAGGGAATATTATAAACTCCCATAACTGATAAGAAATACGCAGAACCCAGTGATTGCAATACTTTTTCGGGGCATTATAGTTTTGTCCCAAAACCCCCTATAAATAACCCTAGTTTTGGGACAAAACTTATGAGACCACAAAAGTATAAGAATTTGGGTGAAACTGAAAGAATGAGAGTGCCCTTATGCAAACAACTTACACGTTTGTGTGATGCATTAGATAAAAAGGCAGAAGATGGATATGATGTCGTTGAGATATTAGATTCATTTATTGAGAGTATCAAGGACATATAAACCTTTCGTTATTCATAGCACTTCGTCATAAGAATTCGTTATACATAAGAGTTCGTTATCCAGTTCGTCATCTCTGAGAGTTCGTTATACATAAGAGTTTGTTGTGCAGTTCGTTATACTATGAGTATAATAATATAACAATACTGTTATATGTTTATCATAAAAACAGTTCGTTATGCCACTCCCCATATGGTTTGCTATTCTGTTCGTCCTGTGCTATACTATTCGTTGTATACAGTTCTGTGTGCTTACTTGTAGTCTCCCTTTCTTATACTTTACATCATTTCTTCGTTTATGCCCACTCCCGGTATGGTTCGTTATTAGAATCAAACAGTGTTACATAAGCACTTATATCGTGCCCGTTCGTTATGCCCACTCCCGGTATGGTTCGTTATTAGAATAAAACAGTAATGAATATAAAATATTCGTAATTGTTCGTTTATTATAATAGACAGTTATTTTATGTTGTTTGTTATTCTTATACCTAACCGTTGCCCCCCCCGGTATATAATTTTAATGGGTCCTTCAAGGCTACACCGAACCGAAAACGAGAGAGTAATTGTCTTTCAAATAAAAAAATTTTTCCAAAAAATTTTTCCAAAAAAGTTAAAACATAAAATTATGAATTACCCAGAAGGAACTATTAAGACAAACACCCAAGGAAACAAATACATCAGAAAAGATGGAAAATGGGTATATATGAAAAAACCAAAAGAAGAAAGGAAAATATCAAAGGAAAATCCCAAAAGAGTTGTTTATAATTATCCCCCCATAAGATTGTCCGAAAATATGAGAGAAACTCAATATCCTGGGTATTATATCACTGAGGACGGGAGAGCATATCGCAAACCTGGAAAATATGATAGGAATGGAAAATACGGAGAAATTAATGAAAATGGGTTAATATATCTAAAACCTGCGTTCAGGGGACACTCAAAATATCCAGAACATCAATATGAATGCATAAACATCTCAATGTATGATGAAACTGGAAAGTATAAACAAATTAAAAAATCAATTCATCAATTAGTTGCGGAAGCATTTATTCCTAATCCTGAAAGACATAGTGAGATATTACACATAGATGGAAATAATAGGAATAATCATTATACAAATTTAAAATGGGGAACACATAAAGAAAACATGGAGATGGTTGGTTTACCAGAAGGGAGTATTAGGAGAGCAAAAGGAAAGTCTAGTGATTATATCAAAAAAGATGGTGAGTGGATTTTAATTCCAAAAAATACACCTCCATGGAATAGGGGATTGAAAGGAGTATCATGGAATACATTACCTGATGGAACTGTTACAACAAGAAAAGTAAATGGAAAACCTGGAACTTTCATAAAACAAAATGGTAAATGGGTTTACCAGACAAATAATCCTAAGTCTAGAGGAAAGAGTTTTAAAGAAAATAAACCAAAAAGAAAACCACTACCCGATGGAACTATTAGAACTCGTGCTGATGGTACTACATGGGTAAAGGAAAATGGTAAATGGGTTTATCAAAAAACAAAAAAATGATATATAATAAAAAATGCCCCTGAAAGAATAATGAGAATTAATTTTGATGATTACGAAAAAGACTTGTTGATTGATACGATACAGCATCGTTTAGATACTGATAAGTTATTGATTATCAATCATAGTTTAAGAGAAGAGATTGAAGATTTACTTCGAAAGATAGAAGAGGATGAATACGTATAATATTTCAGTTAAGGGAAATGAGATATTAAGTCAGGTGCCGCAGAGTGATTTACAGGAGAATCTGAAACTTGTCAGAGGAATTGTATGGACTTCTGGGGGAAATGACAAGGATATTCAAGTATCTCTAAATAAGAATGAAGACCATTGCAATGAATGAGTTGTCGTGGTAAAATAATGTAGTATCGAAAAAATTATTTTATGGCTAAAGGATTTACAGTAAAAGCAAAACTTCCAACAGGACCTGTGGAAGGAGAGTTTAATTTAGAAGCAGCAAAGGAGATGATTCGAGGGAAGTCAATTGTATTTTGTCTTCCAGGACGAGGAGTTTCTTACATTTATCTGAAGAACTTTGTGCAACTTTGTTTTGATTTAGTACAGAGTGGTGCAAGTATTCAGATTAGTCAAGATTATTCGAGTATGGTAAACTTTGCACGATGTAAAGTACTTGGTGCGAATGTTCTCAGAGGTCCCAAGCAAATTCCTTGGGACGGTAAACTGCAATATGATTATCAACTCTGGATTGACAGTGATATTGTCTTTGATACTGAGAAGTTCTATCGTCTTGTTGCAATGGATAAGGACATTGCTGCTGGATGGTATTGCACTGAGGATGGTCACACCACGTCTGTTGCACATTGGTTAGAGGAAGAAGATTTCCGTAAGTCTGGTGGTGTAATGAATCACGAGACATTGGAGACCATTCAGAAACGTCGTAAACCATTTACAGTTGATTATACTGGATTTGGATGGGTATTGATTAAGAAAGGAGTCTTTGAGAGTCTTGAATATCCTTGGTTTGCACCGAAGATGCAGGTATTTGAATCTGGAGAGGTTCAAGATATGTGTGGAGAGGATGTAAGTTTCTGTTTGGATGCAAAAGAGAAAGGATATGAGATTTGGTGCGATCCTTTGATTCGTGTTGGACACGAAAAAACAAGGATTATCTGATAAGTGTCTGGAAGGTCTTTCTTGACCTTCTTTAAGACGTTATGATAGAATGCTTCTGTGAGGGTTTGACGAGTCTTGTAGGAGCATTTTTAATGGCCTGAGAGACTTTATAAAAACCCCCTTGTAAAAACCGTTAGATGGAGAATTGAAAATGGCACAAAAGAGTCGGAAAGATATGAAGATTGAGAGTATTCCTAAGAATACTCGACAAGGTGATGGTAGGAATACTAAATATGCTGCTACGAGTCGCAATGTAGCACGTAAAAAGTATAGAGGGCAAGGACGGTAAATAATGGCTTATCTAAATCACAGTCTTCCAGATTGGTCCTGTTATATTCGTAATGAATTTCTTTTTAATCATAAAAAGGGTCACGGTGAAGTAACTAAATGTGATGTACATTGTGTTGCCAGTATTGAAAAAAGAGTTCCTTTATTTGAGGCATTCCTTGAAAATGGCGTGAATTGGACTCGTAGACCTCTTCACGCCTTTTGTTGGAAATCAGATGCAGAAATAGAACCTCTAGAAGATATTATGTACTGGGACTGCTTTTCTCCGTATGTTGATGTTCAAAAACGTGCTCGTCTCGCTGGATTACAAGCAGAATTAATTCGTCCTGATGGAAGAAAGGTGATTGGAAGTTATATGTTTACTCTTGATTGGTCATGGGAAAATAAAGGAGTCACTGATCTTAATTTTTCAGAGACTCCTGAACATAAATGTGCTCATTTATTCAAGGTAGAAACTGGAAATTACTATGCATATCCAAATAATCGTATTATTTGGTATGATAATGCCTGGACATTTAATAGAATCGACAAAAATCCAGGGTATGAAATTGACTTAACTGTGTATTCGGTTGAAAATAAAAGAAAAATTGAAACATCCGATCATTATATGTACGAAATTAAAAATTTAAATTAAAATAAATAAATTTTTACTAAAGATATTGAATTGAAACAGTTTTCGATGGGCAATCACCTTCTTTTGGAGGTTTATAACGTAGAACACAACCTTTTAAATGATGGTATTGCTCTTCAGGAGGTAATGGAACGTGGCATTCAACGTGCTGGAATGACGATTTTAAATATTTTTCAGCACTGTTTCTATCCTCAAGGAGTTACAATCGTAATTGCACTCTCAGAAAGTCATGTTTCTTGTCATACGTGGCCCGAGAAAGGTTGTATTGCGATAGATGTTTACACTTGTGGTGAAGGAAAACCAAAATTAGTAGCATTAGAACTCTTAAAATATTTTAATTCGGAAAATTATAAACTTCGTCAGTTAGATCGTTAAATAGTTTAAGGAGATAGAAACCTCCTTAAAAGTTCTGTTTTTAACTTTAAAAACAGAGGATCTAAAATGTCATTTTACCAAGTTGATCGAGACAAAAATTATATGAGGGAAATGTGGGGGACCACAAAACTCATTACAGATATCGATCCAGAAAAACCAAAAAGAGTTATTCAAGAAATTATGCACGATTATGCACCAAAGCACAATCTAAAGAAACAAACTGAATTGCATGAACGAATTAGGAATGATAGTGATTATGATGATTGGGATTATGGGACTGAACCATCCTATGGAAAAATGATTTAAAAAGTATTATAGATATATTAAATATACTCATTGTTTAAATGCTTAGTATTTCTAGAAGTTTTAGGGACATTAGTTTGTCTTTTTCTAGACATCCAGTGACAAATGATATTCTTATATTAAAAAATGAGGATGCAATTAAAAAATCTGTTATTAATTTAGTTAGAACACGTATTGGTGAGAGGTTCTTTAATAATTTATTAGGAACCTCTAATGATAATTCTTTATTTGAACTAAATGGACCAGAGGTTTCAACAATACTTGACGAAGAAATTAAAACAGTATTGAGTAACTTTGAACCAAGAATTGTGGTGAGAGATATAATAGTTGAATCTATTGAAGATTCAAATGAATTGAATATAAAAATTTCTTACGATATTGTTGGACTTCCATTTCCTCTTCAAAATATAGAGTTTCTTTTACAACCAACTAGAATATAATGTCCTTCAACAATTTCACAAATCTAGATTTTAATGATTTACGTACTCAGAT